AATGGATCGCGGAAGAACAGAATCGTCTGACGCTGAGACCTCGCGGTCTTAGTTAGGAAGGTTCTACGCATGGCTTCGACAATCGCGCTTACTATCGGCTCGATTGTGCGGTTGATGTAGTTCAACATTGCCTTTTCGTCGGCAGTGCCGTTCATGATTGCCTCAGTCAAACCCAACTGCCCGTACAACATCTCTGTAAGGAACTGAACCTGCTTCAACAGGTTGTTCTCTGCCGGGCGGTTTAGCTGAGTGATCTTTTCGGTTCCATCTGCATAAGCGATACCGTATGTACTGCTCTTCAGTTGGAACTCGATGTCCTTCCTACGCTGCTCTGCCTGTGCCCGGCGGGCGTCGGACTTGATGACGTAGGGAAGCTGGATGATTAGATCGAGTTTGCCAGAGCTAGACGCTTCGTCAACGACGTCCAAGAGATTGAGCTTTCGGATGAGTCGTTGAAGAGTCGAGTTCGGTTCGTTCATCACCGCATAAAACGGGTTCTCGACGATCGCCACGTACTTCTTCGAGAGAGTGATCTCCTCACGGCGACCAAACGCTTCGTTGTAGAGGCGAATACGAACGTGTTGCGGCATCCAGCTAACGATCTCTCCAACGCGCATCGTCTTGATGTCGAAGCTGCCGGAAAACTCGGGACTTACGGTCGTATCCACAGGAGCAATAGCCACAACGCCCTTGTCAAGGAGTGTCATAGCAATGTCGTAACGTAATGCTCGACCGCCTTGATCAATATTAGCCTCTACGGTCAAGCAATTGTTAAGACCGCTATCGATGTCTTCCAGGTAACGACCTTTTTCGTCCAATCGAACGTGCCGAATGTTTACAGACGCTACGTCGATTGCCAGACGAGTGTAGATTGAAGAAATAATCGATCGTTCATTCGTATACGTCATTCGAGCTCGATCGGGGCGGCCGCCATAGGAAACGCCGCTTGCATACGAAGTGGTGTCGGGCACCATAGATACGAAAGCGTTCCAAGCGTGCTTTAGTCTGGAACTAATCGTCGTCATGAGTCACCTCCTTTCTTTGACGATGCGGTAATAAATATCAACCCCGGTTGTCTCGAACGCTGATCAAGAGATTTGCATACTGTACTGTTCCTGCAATTTCCAAAATGTCTCGTGCCTTGAGCTTTCCAGACTCGATCCTCTTTCGTTGCGCTTCCAGCTTTGCGAGCTTCTTGTCGGCTCGTTTGTTGAATCGCTTGGTTCCTAAATTTGCCGCGACGGAAATCTTACGATCAAGTTTTTCCTCCAACCCCTTTGGTCGATTTTCGCGCGCACGAGTAAGATATGCAGTGCTTTGCTGGTTTCGGTCGTCGAGATGGCCCTTAAGACGTGATGTAAGTCCTCCTCGACGAACGCCCCATTTCATGCCTCGGATTCCGTAGTGAGCGAGTGCCTCTTCGAGAGAAGGCTTGTCCTCCTCATTCAAGATGATCGTCATTGAAGTCTACTTTCTGCTGGGTTCTAGTTCTTTTATTTGTTCACGAAGACGATCCATCTTTCCGGCAGTATTAACCGCACGGATTTGATTTACTCGAATTCGACCAGCTTGGGCTGCGAGTATAGCGACCGAAACTTTTGCGCCCCGGCGAGCATTAGGCGAAGAAGCCATCTTATTAACAAGAAGATTTCCTCCACCCAATATGATTGCCACCTCCGCAGCACCCATCAAAGCGATGTCGCGTTTTGCTTTCGAATCTATCTTTTTTAGATAGGCGACTTGTTCTGCCTTCGAGAGTTTATTAAAGGCGAACTTTGAGTTTTTCTTAACCATTTTTTTGTAGACTTTTTTACCAGCCCAGCCTCGGTAGTTATACCCTTCAATAGCTCGATCGGCGTCCAAACGATCCATTTTCTTTTGAAGCTTTTTAAGATTTCCTTGCTGCCCAGTTTTTGAAATGGAGTTTTTACGAACACCCCACTTCATACCCTTAACGCCGAAGTGGACCAAGGCCTCGTCAAGCGAAGGCTTATCCGCCGCATTTACAAATGTCATTCGAATGCCTCCTTGTGGGCCTTGTAAGCGATGTAGGCGTCCATAAGGGCGGCCACATTGTCGATTTTCTCATCTTGCCGCCTCTTAAGAAGCTTCCGATTGCCATTGGTGTCTTCGACGGTTATGGCGTTACCCATGGTGAACGTCATTAGGTCTTGATCGAAGAGAAGCAGCCTTTGTTCAGCCAAAATTTTCAACTCACCAAGAGGGACAGATTCGGTTCTTGCTCCCTGAATAACCTTCTCGATTCCGAAAGGACCGTTCTCGCCTTCCCATCTAGTCACAAACTCTTTGGCGTTATACGGGTCGAAACCTAGAGCGCGTACGTCATACTCTTTCTTCTGAATATGAGCATCCAGATCGTCGTAAACCTCCATCATGTCGAGTACAGTTCCCTCAAGTACGTGAAGGCTTGCCTCGTCTATGAAGGTTTCATACTTCGCTCGCATTGCGCTTGGAAGTTTCATCAATGTCAGTGATGTGATGTAACTTCTGGTCTTAACTCCGTACAAATCATCACGAATCGGAAAAAGAAAAGTAAATGCACAGAAGTCGTCGCCCTGGGAAAGGTCTGCGCCTAGAGCGCAAGGCATTTTCCAGAACGTCTGAGGCTTATGAGGAAGCGTCTCTTCGTATGTGAAGAAGTAGGTATAGCCCTCCATCGGAATTCCGAAGCGCTTAGCGAGAATATCGTTCCTCGAAGCTGGGGCTTTCTCGGCGCGTTCAACGTCAAGTTGATAGGTCTCATACGTGACCGTCCTGCCAAGATTTGGATTCGCTTTCGGCCACATCGCTGGGTCGGCGACTTCTTCTATCTCGTCTAGCTTGTAATGCCAAATCGATACGTGTGGTGCTTGGTACTCGCCTTTTAGAATATCAGCGAGCTCCATCTTAATGGTATCGCCACTTCCGTTTCGAACAGTTCCTTCGGAGCTGATAGCGACAATCAGGTAGTCCTTGATCTTGGAAGCGCCTTGCTCGATGGCACCGATGACGTCCTCGCGAACATCTCCAGACAACCACTCGTCAACTGTGTTCACCTTGGTCCGAAGACCCTGAAGTTTGTTGACAGCCATAGGTCGGACTTCAAGCAAAGAGCCTGTGAGGAAATTCTCGATACCCTTCTTAGTCGGAACCAACTTTTGACGTCGGAACCTAGAACCTGTCGTGTTCTGAAGAGAACCCTCAGTTAGGAACTTGAAAAGGGGGCCTCGAGATCTGGTAATGGCAGTACGAATAGGCGACATTACTTCTTCGGCCTGTGGCATTGTAGGTGCCGTTGTGATTTGGTGCGTAGTCGACGTGTCAACGTTCAGAAAATAACTCTGAATGCATGACGCATACATCGATTTAGCTGCGCCTCGCGCAACGATAAGATATTGCTTCGTTGTGAGGCGATACATGATGGACTTAGTGACGTAACGCCCACCGTGATTATTGTCGGATGGCTCGTAAACACTTCTTTCGATAAAGTAATACCAACCAAATATCTGTTCCGCCCAGAGCTTGAAGGAAGGAAGTAGATCCAGATTGCTACCATCAGTAAGGGTAAGCTCGTTTTCACAGTACCGAACGAAACCTTCAATGGCCTGATCGTCGTAATAATAGTTTGGGTTGGCGATGAGTGCATCAATGCGGTTCATCTCCATTGCGATTTCCCGGTTTACAGGAACATCGCCTCGCAGTACCGCTTCACGGAACTGACCGTAGTAAATAGGTGTCGCCGTGTTTGACAAACCCATCGCCAACCCTCCTTTCATTAACCTTTAGATTTAGTCATCATGTTGGCTAGTTGCTTTCCAAGATATGCGGTAGCAACACCCTTGGCTTGCTGTTTACCAAAATCCACAACGATGCTCGTGGCGAACTTTTTTCCTTCTGAAGCAATCTTCGCGCCCGTGCCCTTGTTTTTAGACATGAGAGATGAATATTGCTGTTCCAAGTTCATACGAGTTACTAGCTCTTGCAGCTCCTTGGTGGAGAGAGAGTCGGTACTACTCTTACGAGCTTTTTGCCTTGAAACGGCAACTTTCTTGGCGTCTTCAGACGGGCCATGCCCCTCTCCGCCCTTTACTTTGACCTTACGGCCGGGGCGAACCTTTAGTTCAACGTCGGTTGGTCCTTTAGAAATAGAGTTGTTCTTTCGGACGCCCCAACGCATTCCCTTGACACCGAAATGTGCGATGACGTCGTCTACACTTCCTCCGATATCGGAAGCGGGTTCGGATCCACCCATGACACTCCTTCCCTTTGTACGTTGAGGCGCCATTCCAGCTCTTGGATCTGCTGTCGCATAGACTCGACGAGGTAGGACACCGTGGGCGGATCGAACAAGATCCTGACTCGCAAGTACACGTATGTCTTCACAGAGTTCAGACGAAGGTCTTCACCAAGGAAGGTGTCCCACGTGGCAACCTTGTCCTCGATCGCGAATCCGTTGTCCGGACCGATGCCCAGTTGATTGAGAATTGTAAACACAGTGTTGATGTGTATGACAATGTCCGAATCGAAGGCTGTGTAGTCGTCCGCGATTCCGAGAATCTTCTTGGTACTGGTGAGAATGCTATCGCTCACGTGGGTCACCTCCTTGGTGAACTCCTATTTTGACGGTCGGTCAGAGACGACGGTTGACCTCAGCCTGAACGGCCTTGTAGTCATAGCCAGCTGAAGCAAGACGACTCTTTCGGTTCGCTCCATTACCCCATTGACCGGCAATGACTTCGGAAGCCAAAGTTGAAATCGACTTCCGAGCTGGAGCGGGAGCAACCTTCTGATTCACCACAGCCTGAACAGCACTGGCATCATAACCAGCAGCAGAAAGACGATGCATACGCTCTGTACCGTTCCCCCAATGTCCAGCAATGACTTCATCAGCCAACTGAGCATTCGACTTTCGTGCCGGAGCAGGCGCCACAAGAGAACCAGCATTACCAACACCTCGGTTCACTAGGTCCTGAATCGCATCGGCGCTGTAACCAGCCTCGGTAAGTCGACGGGCACGATCCGGGCCGTTTCCCCACTTTCCAGCCCAAACCTCTGCGGCAATCTGGGTGTTGCTCTTGCGCGCGGGAGTGGCTGGAGGAGCGTTTGGCGGAACGTATTCCCCGTCAAAGAACCAGATGTGGTTGTGGTCGAAGTGGTTATCAGTCACGTTGCCTCGGTCGGCCATCTTCCGACGAACACCAGGCTGCACAACGGTAGAAGTAATGTGCTGGGCCCAGATCACATGTCGAAGACGAAGCCGAGCTCGGTTCTCCCAGACGTAGTTTCGAATGAAGTCACCGGCA